CACAGCGCCTACCTGCATTGATAGTTGACTTAGCAAGGTAGTTGCCTTTCGGTCGGGTATTAAAGATATATCAAATTATATATTAAGGATTAAGATATTAGTTGTTTCGGTTGTTTACTTCTAGGGCAGGTACCCTTTATAGTCGCCAAGTAACAAAGATTCTAGATAAGTGATATGATAACTCTTCTCTAGAAAATTAGAGGGTTATACAATTTGATTGGAGCTAACGACGCATAGATGCTAAAGCAGGGTAATCAAATATGAGTGTGTGGGAATCAGCTGAGGGACGTTTAGGTCCTGCTGCAAGTTGGTACGCAACTCATAGTTGGTCAATACTTCCTTGCTATGGAATCGTCGGAGGCCGCTGTACATGCGGCGGCGCACACGTTGAGCCAAAAGATGTAGGCAAACACCCATCACTTCCAGAGTGGAACAAGTTTGCAACTACAGACGCTGCAACTGTTAACTCTTGGTGGGACAGAGATCCAAACATGAACATCGGTGTCATGTGTCGTTCAAGTGGATTTTTTGTAATTGATATTGATCCACGCTCAGGTGGACCAGATTCATTTGAAAAGTTTGAAGCTTTAGTAGAAGGATTCCTGCCTCCAACAGTTGAAGCAATCACCGGTGAGTACACAATCGCAGGCGGAAAAGTTATGCGAGGACGTCACCTATTTTATAAGTGTGAAGAGTCAGAGCAGCTAGTTGGAAATCTTAAGAAGGCAAATCTTCCGGGCGTTGATATTAAGCACAACGGATATGTTCTTATTACTCCGTCACGACACTTTTCTGGAGTTTGTTACGAGTGGGCACCAGGACATGCGCCGTGGGAAATTGAGATGGCAACCGCACCTGAAGAGCTATTACAGTCTCTGCGTAAAAAGAATAGTCGACGCGGCGGGACAAATCTTGGTGAGGGTGACTGGAGTTTCCTAGAGGACCTAGACTTTGCGGGCGAGCGTATCGACGTAGAGCGTTTGCTTGAAGAAGGAATTGAGGAAGGCTCGCGCGCGGTCGATATCTACTCGATGACGTGCGCACTTGCTAATAAGTTTCCCATCAACACCGAGGCTGGTCGTTTAGCTGTTGAAACTATGATGATTCGTTTTAACGCCGAGAAGGTGCGGCCACCGCTCGAGCTTGAAGGCCAAGGCGGACTGTTGATGCACGTTCGCAGAGCTATACAGTTTGTTATTGACAATCCAAAATCAGAGCGCATGTGGCCAGGACTACAGGAGTGGGCTAACAAGTCTCAAGATGAAACACGTTCTAAGCCTACAAAGCAACAGGAAATTAGAACAACTGAAAATTATTCACCGCAGGATACATACAACATGCCTGGAACTATCGGCGGATCTATTACACAGTCTATAACAGACGGTGATTCAATCTCCGAGGCATCAAGTCTTTTAAAGATGGATGTGCCTAAGGACGTTGACGCGGTTAACGAGAACGACGGCGGAGAACCTGGTAAGCGCACACTTACAGATACAGGAAACGGTCGTCGTCTTGTAGATGCATTTGGTCCTGCGATTCGTTACACTCCGGGTCTTGGTTGGTTTCACTGGGACGGCGGATACTGGAAGCCTGACGTAGAAAATCTTGAACTGCAGGAGTTAACAAAGAAGCTTGCACCGGTTATTGCATCCGAGGTTGTCAACTACGAGGACGCAGACAAGCAATCAGAGTTAATGAAGTGGGCACTGCAGGCTAAGTCAAACTCGCGCATCGCAGGTTGCATTGAAAACGCAACGTCGGATCCTCGCGTGCAGGTTGAGGTTAACGCCTGGGATTCAGACGAAACATTACTTGGTGTTGCAAACGGAGTTATTGATCTACGCACAGGAGAGTTACTTAAGGGACGTCCTGATTTATTTATTACACGCCGCGCACCTGTTGCGTATACTCCAGGAATGCGAAATGTTAAGTGGGAACAGTTCTTAGATTTTGCAACAGGCGGAGATAAAGAGCTGCAGGATTGGATTCAACGTGCAGCGGGCTACTCACTAACCGGTCTTCGTACATATGATGTTATGTTTCTCATCTACGGACCTGCAGGTTCAGGTAAGAACACATTAGTTGAAGCTTTAGTTAAGTGCATGGGCACTCAACAATACGCGTGGCCGTTAGACTCTTCTATCCTTGCACAGGGAGACGGTCACGCAAACGGCTCGGATCTTTATCACTGGGCAGAGCTGCGCGGACGTCGTATGGTATGGGTTGACGAGTTACCAGAGTCCGAAAGACTTAAGGAAAACTCAGTTAAGAAACTTACAGGCTCAAGTGAAATCTCTGCACGCTCACCTGGTGAAAAACCGTTTACATTTTCTTCTCGCGCAAAACTCTGGGTAACAACAAATCACCGACCTATCATTAACGATGATGCGATGTGGCGTCGTATTCGCCCCGTGCCGTTAACAAACGTTCCTGAAAGTCCAGACCCAGACTTAAAGCACTACATCTTTGATCCTGAAGGAGCCCTTCCAGCGGTTCTATCCTGGGCAGTTGAGGGCGCTATTAAACTGCTTGGCTCTTCCGCACGTGATGCGTTAGGAACATGCAAGGTTGTAACCGAGGCGTCTGAAATTTACAGAAAGAACGAAGACCGTATCGGTATCTTCTTAAACGAAGAGACAAAGGAGTCCGAGGGAACGGTAGTTCCTATCAAGGCTTTGTACTCTGTCTATCGTGCATGGTCCGAAGAGCGCGGTGAAAGACCAATGACACAGATCGCATTCCAGCGTAAAATATCAGATCGTGGAATGACTGTAGTCGGTCTTGGTTCAAAGGCAGAAATTCAAGGACGTGTACTTGTTCCACGCGCTGTACAAACTGGCGAGGTCGACTGGGGTCTTGCTTCACGCTACTCTCGCGGTTAGGAACTAATATGCGCAAGCATAACACAACAAAAGGCGTTATGCCTTTAGTACTTTTTATTATCATAGCAAACTCCACGGGAGCATTTGCGGCGGATAAGCCAACAACGTTTGCAACTGTAGACGCTGGAATTAAAGCGTTAAAGATTGCGCCTGATGTTCGCGCAGGATACGCGCGCTCACTATTTAAGCACTGGTCGGATCTTGACAAGAACGGCTGCAGCACACGCAACGACGTGATTATTCAGGAGGCTCTTGTTAAGCCTAAGGTTGATAAAGGTTGCAAGATCGTAAAGGATACAGGCAAGTGGTACTCTGCGTATGACGGTTTGACCGTTACAAATTTTTCCGCACTAGACGTTGATCACATGGTCCCGTTAGCCGAGGCATGGGATTCAGGGGCAAGTAAGTGGGACGCGACAAAGCGCGAACAATACGCAAATGACATGGGTGATGAGAACGCGTTGATTGCTGTCACCGCAGCGACTAACCGCTCGAAGTCAGATCAGGATCCAGCTGACTGGCTTCCTGCAAAGGACGTTTGCACATATGTTAAGAATTGGGTTCACGTAAAATTGCGTTGGTCACTTACAGTCGACGATAAAGAGCTCAAGGCAATTAAGGACGCAAATGCAAAATGCCCTAAGGCAAAAATTTCAGTAGTAATAGTAAAATAATAGATTATGTCTGCCGTCTATGCTCTCGTGTCATCTGGTGAACCAGGCATAGTTCGCTATGTCGGAAGAACTAAGCCAGACTCACCGGAGCGCCGTCTTAGAGATCATAAGAACGATGCTAAGGCTGGTGGGAAATATCACGTTCACAACTGGATTAGAAAAGTACAAGATAGCGGGAACACTGTAGTTGCAATAACTTTAGAGTCTGATCTTACCTGGGAAGAATCTGGTAAGCGAGAAATATATTGGATAGCATACTATAAAGAGCAAGGCTTCGATCTAACCAATATGACCTCCGGCGGTGATGGTGCTCCCAACCTATCGGAAGAAGTTCGTCTAGCTATGTCTGCTAAAATGCGTGGAAAAGGACACCCACAGTCAGAAGAGACAAGAAGAAAAATAAGTGAGACACGTAAAAAGTTAAAAATTAAAGCTTCAGATGAAACTAAACAAAAGCAGAGAAAAGCAAAGCTAGGAAAGCCAGTTTCTGAAGAAACTAAAATAAAAATAAGCAAAGGAAGTGTTGGGAGAAAAGCGTCTGATGCTGCACGACAAAAGATGTCAGCATGGCAAATTGGTCGAGTGCTATCAGACGAGCACAAGGAAAAAGTAAAAAACACACTAAAAGAATACTACTCAGAGGAGTCAGGTAGACTTCCTGGCGGAAGAAAGAGAAAATCATGAGCGAAAATACATATAACGCGCCTGCGCCATCAGCAGCCGTGCCGCAAGGAACAGCTGCACGTCTTATCCAGGTAGCTTTATCTCAAGTGGGTTACTTCGAAGGGCCTAAAGATAATGCCACAAAATACGGAGAATTCACAAAGGCGAACTTCTTGCCTTGGTGTGGATCATACGTAATGTGGTGTGCAAACCAAGCTGGAGTTAAGGTGCCTAACACCGTTTCAACAGTTGCAGGCGCAGATGCTTTCAAGAAGCAAAAGCGTTGGTACGATAACGACGGAGTAAATACTCCACAACCTGGCGACATTGTCTACTTTGACTTCCCAGGAGACGGCGTAGACCGCATCTCGCACGTAGGTATCGTTGTAAAGGATAACAAGGACGGTACAATGATTTGCATCGAGGGAAACACCTCAGGTAACGCTAAGGGTGACCAGCGCAACGGCGGGGAAACCTGCAAGAAAGAGCGCGGCTATCTAAAGAATAACAAGAAGAAACTTGTTGTTGGAGTTGTCGGTTGGGGTCGTCCCGACTACGCAGGATCAGCAGCAGCGCCTGTTGCTCCTAAGGTAGTAAAGGAAAAGGATACAACCGGTAAGATATATCCTGGAGACACGATTGATCCCGGCGAGGTAGGCATTCACGTTAAGACCGTGCAGGCAGCTCTTGAGATCAAGCCAGCCGACGGACAATTTGGTCCTGTAACAAAGAAAGCTGTGATGGCACACCAGAAGGCTAAGAAGCTGCCTGTCACCGGTATCGTTGACGCGGCAACTTGGAAATCTATTACAGGATTGCCTGTAAAGTAGACCTTTCAGGTATATAGTAATACTAGTTTTTGGTGTCCCGGGAGAGAACGCCTAAAACATAGAGAGCCGGATAGCGCGAGTAATCGCGCGTCCGGCTCTATCTTTTAAGACTAGATAGTGTTGTTATCTATCTCCACCTAATTGGCGACTTCTTTATGTGGTCTACTAAAACCGCTGGGTCAAAGTAGATGTCAATCCCTGCCCTGTACGCCTTAATACACCAGGATATGTCTTCACCCACGGTGTCAATTACCGCGTTGCCTGCGGAGTCTTTTCCAACCTGCACCTGCTCATGGTTAAACCAAGGACGCTGGATACTTTCAAACACGCCGTACTTCATTGCAACAAACCCGAAGCCGATACTTTGCACCTTCATAGGTTCACGCATCTTAAGAATTTGTTCAGCGGGTATTCCTCCTGGAGTACCCCAGGCGTGAACCGTTGTCGTGTAGCCGTCTGCTAGTAGATACGCGCCCGACGTTACGTCGTACTCGGAGTCGTATATTGCAAAGAAGTCCTCTACCGCCCAGGCAATATCAGAGTCAATCCAAAATATCTTGTTATAGGTAATATCTTTTCCGCCAGGTGACTCCTGTGTTGGATCAAGGTCAAGTCCCTCTGCCCCGCTGGCTGTCAGCTCTCTTGCGTGGTGCACCAAGGACGTGTACGCGTTAAGCCACTTGTATGTGATTCCACGTCTGTCACACTCCGCTAAGGTAAGAACTAGACTCTTTACGTATTGAGCCTCGAGCATCGCGCCAGGAGTCGCGATAAGTACATCGTAATGCTGCACTACTTTCTTCCCCACTGTATGTAATTCCATCCGCGCTCATGTGCGTAGTAAATAAACACTTTAACTACCGTTTCCCAAAACGCAATTGTAACAGAAAGACCAGCATTTCTTGTAATAACATAGGCAACAGCAACAGAGGAAAGCGTACCCCATATACGATAACTTAATGCCTTGGCAAAGGATCTAGCTCTGGTTACTGTCATCAGATTCACCCCACTTTTTGTCAACAAAGTAAACAGCAATAGCAGCAACTATAAGTGAAACAACAACTGCAACAGCATTTTCTAACATTTATATGCCCATCTCTTTACGTTTTTGAGTAGCGCTGATAGCTTGCGTAGCAGCATCTAAGACAACCTCCTCGATCTTGTAACCAACATCACGGCCGTAGACAATATTCGTGATGTTAGGGAATCGAACAACCATCGCGTCCTTCATTGCTTGATCCTTGTCGATGTAAAACTTTACCTGGTCAAATGACAGTGGATCCTTCTCGCTCGTTCCTTGCGTGTTGCGCACTCCTAGTAGAACCTGCGATGTTCGCTTTCCGGCTTCATTGTAGAGAGCATGATGACCCTCATGCCAAGGTTGGTAGCGTCCAAGCATTAAAGTTGTCGGCTTCTTCCAGTCATGTAGACCGGCTGCGGTAAGGACAATTTGAACTTCTTCCTCTACCGTGCACCCTGCCTCAACGCGAACACTGTATTCAAGCGGGTCCTCCCACATCTTGTTGGTGTCTGCAAAGCGTCCTTCCTCGATACGGTCTACCCACACGAGGAAGTCTGGCTTACCAAATACCTTACGCGTTTCAAACGTAGGGCATACAAAATCAACGATAACTAGACGCCCTTGTGCATCTAGCAAACGAGCTAAGGCTCCCATACGGCGAGACTGCTCGATGCGATCCTCGGGAGTAAAACCAAGGTCCTTGTTGAGATCAGCCCTAACCTCATCTGCGTTAAGATGAATAGCATCCGTGTGCTCCATCAGTGCCTTAGCTAGCGTTGTCTTACCAGAACCTGGTAGCCCAATAATTTGAATGATCATGTGTTTTTCCAAAACTCTAGTCCCGAATACTGCTTAATTGTTGCAGGCGAAAAGATATTGCTGTAGTCGTATTCTTCACGTTTAATTGTTGACTTTACCTTGTGATGATCCTTAGCTCCCCAGATATCTTCATACTTATGAGGTGTATCTAGTGACGTGTACGTATGGACGTAGTTAGGAATCTCAAGGAAGTCGTACACCTTTTCTATGGTAGCTTCTGTATCCTTAGTGAGGTCGTCATAGTCTACTAGTAGAATATTATCCTTAAACTCCGGATACAGCACTCGTTTAAGATTTTCAATTCCTTTTAGAATTCCATTTTCTTCATTGCCAAGCTCCATAAAGTAGCGAGCTCTCTTATCTGCCATCAAGGTCTTGTCTCGATATTTTATGTATATAGTCTTGTCGTACTCGTTATTAGGGTCATTTTCGCACAGTCTATTCCAGGATGCAAGTATCCCTAAGACATCGCGGACAGGGCATACAACCCTAATATCATTTTTAAGGTGGTTTTCTAGAATCACGTACGGGTGCCCATCTAGCCAGGAAAAGTTCTTATCGATGATGTACTTCTCGGGGCGGACACTGTAGAATGTTGGAATGATAGTTTCCATAACAGCGTAGATAGAGTCAAATTGATTAGCGTCTTTATTCTCTTTACTTTGATACTGGTTATACGCGGCGCCTAATGTATTAGGAAGAGTTGACTGTGGTGAGACGTATATATCTGGGTTTTGATTAAGGATAGAAGATAGCAAAGTTCCACCTGAGCGTGGAAGCCCTGCCATGAAAAAGAACTTCTTTTCGTCATGTGTAGTC